GGTTTGGAGATGGATATAAGAGGCAAGTCCAGACGTTTTATCCCCCCTACCCCGTCACAGTTGGCCTCGACGCCGGGCCCGCAGTCGTTCGGCCAGGCTCTTGGCGTCGTGGTGTTCCTGGCACAGGCCCTGCGTGTTGGTGTCGTCATCTGCGCCACCTTCTTCGAGCGACACGATGTGATCGCGCTGCGTTGCCAGCACGACCAGACCCAGCTTGGTGCACTCAGGGCATAGCGGCTGGCGTCGGAACAGCGCAGCGCGCATGGCCTGCAGCTTGCGGCCGGTGGTGCGCTTGGTGGCAGTGGGCTTCTTGGCCCAGGCTTCGCGCTGGTGTTTGCTGCAGCGGTTGCTACCGTCACGCACCAGGACACCGCAGCCTGGTGCAGTGCATGGCTTTGGTGCGGCTTGTGGCATAGGAGGACAAAGAAAAGCCCGACAGGGGGTGATCTGCCGGGCTGGCCGTGGATCTGCGCCGGAGGGCACTGAACCACAGCTTGCATGAAATGTAGCCCTTAACTGCAATATGTAAAAACTCCCCATCACGATGCCGACGTGTGCACATACGTGGCCGGGATGCGCTTGGCGTTCTCGGCACGTTCATCGAGCCAGCGGGCGATGGCGCGGTCGCACTCTTCCAGGCGCTGGTGCGCGGCGCGTTCGCTGATGCCGTGGCGCTGCGCTATGCCCAGCGCGGTCAGCTTGGGCTGGCGTGGGCCGCCGATGTAGTAGAGCACCAGGGTCTCGTGGTGCAGTGGCCGGGCGACCTTGAGCGACTGGACGGCCTGGTCGGTGATGCTGGCCTCTTCGTCAAACACCGGGATCTGCGCCTCACGGTAGCCACCACCGCCAGGCTCGCGCAGGAAAGAGCTGGTGCCAGCGAACCCGAGCGAACCGCTGGCCTCGCGGTCTTTCCACATGGCCCAGTTGTTCAGGCGCTGTGCTACCCATTGGATGCGGGCCATGTCAGCCTTTCCAGCGCAACAGCTCATCCGCAGCGCGCTGGGTTTCCCTGTGCGCCTCACCGAAGCCAGACGTCTCACGCTGCAGGCGGTCGATCTCCATCTGGCAAAGGTCGATCGATTGCTCGTAATACCGCTCCACCCAGGTGTGATCGAAGATGGTGCGACCTGCAGATGGCGGTTTGGTGAACAACTCACCAGCGCGATCGACCCGCAGCACAGTGCACTCAACCTGGACACCTCGAGCTCGCAGCAGTTTTTCGACGCGCGTGGCCTCGCGGTGATCGTCAAACACAATGCGATCGCCGTCCTGCACGCTTTCGACAAGTGATGTTGTCCGGCCCGTGCGGCGCGCCGATTTAACATACACACGCACAACGGCCCGCACCGCCGCCCCAATTCCGAAATGGTCCATCGTCACCCCTCCTATGTCGTGGCTGCAGGCTCCGCCCAAACCACACAAAACCCACACCCGAACTGCACCATCGCCTGCGCGATATCGGCCTCGATCGGGTGCCCCTGAAACGGCGTTCCCACGACACGCCCGCGCTCGAACGCGTAGAACTTGCACGGCTTGCCGGCCAGGCCCTGGCGGACCAGGCGGAAGGCCTCGTTGCCGATCTCCTCGGCCTTGGACTTGATCGCCTTGTAGGTCTCTGGCATCGAGCCCTTGATCAACGCGATCTGGCCTTCAATGTCGGCCTGGTTGCCTTTAGTGTCCATACTGTCCAACCTTTTCCATAGAGATAAAAGTAGAACGGGTGGGCGGTGCGCGCGTACGTGGGCGCGCGCACCCCTGCCTGTGCCCGGGCGCATTGCGATATGGGCGTGTCCACTTGTGCCCAGACAATGCAGCAGCTGCAACCCGGCAAAGCAGGGAAATAGCACTGCAGTGGTGTCCATGCAAACCGTTGGACACCCTGGACACTTGGACACCTGGGCGCTACGTCATAGGCGCATGCATGGACTTCCCCGCTACCGCGCCGCAATGGGGGCGCGGCGCGCCTCCCAGCCCTTCGGGCGCCCTGCTGCCAATCATGCGTCTGGCAGGGCTTGTGGCACGGCGCGTTTTTTGCACCGTCTGACCACGCGTTGTGGGGTCAGAACGGCGCATCGTCCGCATCTCCGTGTGTTGATGGAATGGCCGAAGGCCCCGGCGTTGCCATCGGGGTGTTATCGGGTGCCGTAGCCGGCTCTTGTGGCGGCCAGTCGTCCGGGCGTTCGTACCCCCAGGCCCTGGCGCCGTTGATCTGGCGCTTTTTCCGCTGCCACCCCTCGTGGTCCATGTAGCCGCGTATCTGCGCCTCCAGGCCCGCGTTGCTCTTGGCCGCATCCACGCCCAGCGCCGCGGTCAGCTGGCTGATAGTGACAAAGTCGGCCAGATTGTTCACCACCGCGCCAATGCCATGCGCAACCGGGTCGCGCGTGAGCACATGCGTCAATTCGCTGAGCACGGCGGTCTCGACCAGACGCGACTCCTGCATCGGCACAAACAACCGCGATTCGACCTCATGGTCTGGCGTGAACGCCGCGCCCGCCTGGTACAGCGCATAGGCCTCGGCCAGCAGCTGGTCGCGCTGCTTGATGACCCAGGCGATACGGATCCGGTGGCGCACCGGTATCGGCCAAAAGCGCCGATTGCCGGTGCGATCGCGCAGGTAGGTCGATTCGTTCGTCGTGCCCACCAGCACACACTGGCGCGGGTAGGCCTCGACCACGCGGCCATAGCTGGGCCGGTAGCGGTCGATCTTGCCGGTGATGAACGATTTGATGAGCCCGATCTCGGCCTTGCCGAAATTCGCCAGCTCGGCAATCTCGTACAGCCACAGGCCTTGCACCTGTTCCTGCCCTTCCTTGCCCCGGCTCACGTCGAAATGCGTGTCGCTGAAAAACTCCGCGCTGGCCAGCGCCTCCACCAGCGTGCTTTTGCCGAACCCGCCCGGCCCCTCGAGCACGGGGCAGTAATCGAACTTGCAGCCCGGCTCCATCACCCTATTGACCATGCCCAGCAGCCAGAACCGGCCCACCAGGCACAGGTATTCGTACAGCGCCCGTGGTATCGAATCGGGCGACTCGCCCATGGCGTACACCAGCCATTTGTCGATGCGCGGCGTGCCGTCGTGCTCCAGCGCCTGCAGGTACTCGCGTACCGGGTGGTAGCGCCGGGCATGCGCTACGGTCTCGATCGCCTCCACCAGCGCCGCGCGGCTGATGCTGGGCATGCCGTAGGTGCGCGTCAGGTAGTCACCCAGCAGCAAATCGTCCGAGCCCGAAATCGGCCCCGCCTTGGCATGCAGCCACGGCCAGGCCACGCGCGCGCAGATGGTATTGCTCAGCTCGTTGTAGGCCAGCACGGGCTCCAACGCCGGGTCTTGCTCCAGCGCGCGGATCACCAGCTTGCGCGAGGTGTACCAGCGCAGCTTTTCACTGTCCCAGTACGGCAGCAGCCAGGCCGGGATGCGCTTGCCCCCCACCATGCGCGAGCCGTCGCCAGACTCCCCGCCATCCGGGTCCGGTGCGCCAGCGAGACCGTCGATTTTTTTTCCGCCACCGCCGCCACCAGACGCCGCTGCAGGGGCCTCGTCTGGCGACGGTGGTGGTAATGCACCGGCCTGGCCGAAAAACGCCACCACGCGCGCAAAATCCCAGCCGTCGGTATTGATGGCGTCGTCGCAGTCCCAGCCATCGAGCACGGCGCCCGGGTCGGGTATAGGCAGCAGCTGCACCCGGCCCATATGCTCGGCCACCAGCAAATGGCCGATGCCCAGCATGGCCGCCATGCCCGGCTGCTTGTGCGCCGGCAGCAGCGGATTCTGGCCCAGCGCCAGCTGGCAGGCTGCATCGACCGCGCGGGACCGGTCCCCGGCCGTCACCTGCCCGCCCATGTCGTCCAGCTGCTGCTGGACCTGCGCCGCGATGGCCTTGCGCACCGTCTGCGTCAGCGGCACACGCTTGGCGTCACAGTCCGGCCACAGCAACACCACGCAGCCGGCCAACCAGTCCCAGTTCGCCCGCTTCCAGGCCTTGCACCCCCCCGGCCAGCTCGCCACCAGGTAGATGCCGGGCGCGCCGGCATCGAGCAGGCCCTGCAGCGCGATCGCCTTCTTCTCGCCCTCCACCAGCACCACCGTGCGCGGCGGCTGGCCGGCGTTGTAAAGGCCGAGCGGCGACACCCCGGCCGGGAAAAACAGCGGCCGCGGCTCGTCAAACTGGCGCCACGTCCAGCGCGCCGCGCCATCGCGCTGGCTCACGCACCAGGTATAGGGCAACGTTTCCTTGCCGCCGTCCGATGTCCGAAAACGGACCACGTAGCCCTGCAGATGGCCGTCCATCGTGTAGGTGGCCGTATGCGTGATGTCCTGCGCCTGGCGGTGGTGGTGCCGGAACGTCGGCTCGGGCGCGTGCTTGGGCACCGGCAATACCGTAACCCAACCCTCGGGCTCGGCCTTGCGCGCCGTGGGCGGCGCAGGGGGCGGGCGCGGCGGCGGCGGTGCGGGTGCTGCGCCATCCGCGCGGCGCACACCGGCCACGTCCTCCAGGCCCAGCTCGCGCGCCAGCTGCACCGCCGCCTTACCCATCTCCAGCGAGAAAATCGCCGCGTACAGCGCGATCAGATCGCCGCCCTGGTCATCCGTGGCAAAGTCCGCCCAGCGCCCGTTGTCCAGATTGACCGAGCAGCTCGACCCCGCGCCACCCGACAACGAGCCGCATTTGTACTCCCGCCCCTCGCGCTTGCCGCCCGGCAACCACTGCCCCACCAACACCTCGGCACGGCCCAGCAACGCACCGGCCAGCGCCTCGAACCGAATCGGCGGCAGTTGATCACCCGTTGGCCGGCTTGTCATTGCAACCCTTTGTGATTGAGGTGCTGGCCGCTACCGCGCCCAATCGCCCATGACCGCAGCCAGGTCGCACCAGCCGTCGCCGGCGCACTCATGCTGCACCGGCTCGGGCTGCGGCGCCGGCTCGTAGATCGCCTCCCAGCGCGTGCCCTTGGCCGGCTTGACCTGGCCGCACTCGCGCACCGCACCGGCGCGCACCGCGTTGGCAATCGTGCTGCGCGCCGCCTGCAGCCCAACCTGGCTGCGCTGGGCGGCCGTGCGGATCGTCATCGGCTCGCGCGCAAGCTGCTGCATCAAGACGGCGCGCACCTCGCCTATGGAGCCTGGCGGGCGCATGATCAGCCCGCCCTCCGAGTGCAATCCCTCGGATTCCCTGCGATTCCCTGCGATTCCCTCTCACTCCCTGAGACGCCCCCGCAAATCCCCCGCAATCCCTCGCGAGCCAGCAGCTTGTCGATCAAACTGGCCTTATGAATCTCCGCCGCCGCCCACTCCGCCAGCACCTGGCGCGCAATCTCGCTGCGATCGCGGCCCGTGGCCCGGTGGATCGCTTCGAGCACCGCATCGGTCTCGAGCGTGATCTTGGCCCGCAAATCGATCAGATCAAGGCTCATACGCTACCCCTGCGAAACCGCAAAACCCGTGAAGAAAAACCCACCCGGCCGGGCACAGGCCTTTCGAGCCTGAAGGGAGTGGAGACACGTCATTCGTGCCCGGCCAGCGGATGGAGCACCGCCATGTGGGTGGAAAGAATTGCCGCCCGGCGTGCCCAGGTGGGGAGGCGGCAACTGCAAATGGCGAGCGGCCCTGCCGGCATACGATGGAGGTCTCACACAACCATCACCGGAAGGGCCACCCATGAAACCACTAGGACAACCATTCGTCATCCAGAACACCACGACCGGCTGGGTCGTCACGTGGAACGGCGCAGTCAGAATCACGACCCAGGACGGCGATCCAATCGAAGAGGTCTCTTTCACGGTTCGGATACCCCGTCATGCGACATTGACGAGCGAGGAGGTTCAGACCTTCGCCCTGAAGCGGGCAGTGGAACTTCTGCAAGGCACGATCCACCACCAACAACAGCAGCCACGCGCCGCCCCGTAGCGCCGCAGCGGCAGTACCAGCGCTCGAATGGGTCAGCCAGCCGATGCGACCACATCAGATCATCCACACCTACACCGCAGCGCGGACACCCCACCGGGACAGAGGCGCGACTACACAGCAGCAAGCGCGCGCGGGTGGTGCTGCGCATCTCAGTCTCCCGCCGTTGCCGGCTCGGTGGTGGGTGGAGTGGCTTCCCTGTGCTGGCAACTGAGAAGACGCTGCCCATCCCGCTCCGGGCGCAGATCACTCTGGCGCACGATGCCGGCGCTTTCGGCGGCAATCCGCAGGCACAAGCCCTCACTCAAGCGCGATCCCACCGATATCGCCTTACGCAGGTATCCCACACTGGTGTTGCACCGTTTGGCAAACGCTGCTTGAGCCTCTGGCGACAGGCCGTTTAGGTATACGCGCAATTTCTGCATGCCCGTACTATACCCGCAGGTAAACAGCAGTCAATACCCGCAGGCGATTTACCTGCCGTGGACGGTTGCTGACAATTTCTGCATGGCGGACACTGACCATTGGCGCGCGCGCCTCGCTGAACTCATTGACGCCACCGGCGGCTCACAACGCGCGTTTGCCGATGCGATTGGCGTGGAGGCCAGCTATGTCAGCCGATTGCTGTATCCGCCCACCAAAAAGGGCTTCAAGCGGGTTGGCTTGAAAATCATACGAGCCGCGACGCGTGAATATGATCTCAGCGCCGGTTGGTTCGATTTGCCATTGGGCAGCGAGCTGCCAACTCCGACGGTAAGCGTAGCATTCGCTGTCCGAGATACAGCCGCAGAATACCTGCCATTCCAACCAGCGCACTGGCCGTTCGACCTTGTACACTGGGGCCGCCTAAAAAAGCTGCAAGAAGCCCTAGGTCCAGTCGAAGCGCGCGAGGCGTTTCGTCAGATCGACGAATTGCTGGACGCCTTGGTCTTTAAATTCGAACACCAAAGCCGCCGGAAACCAAATACCGGAGCGCGGTAATATATCCGTGGCCGAAACAAATTCTAGCTGCTAGGTCCAAACCATCTACGGAGCCGCAATGACAGAGTTTTCGCTCTTCTTCTGGGCATTCACAGCCATGTTGTTCTTCGGCTCTGTGTTGCTCGTCGTGCGCGCGTTCAAGGGCGTTTTCCGCCGCAAGGGCGACACCGCGAAGTTCTGCAAGTCCTGCGGGCACACCGGTAAGCCGCGAATCGTGACCGGCGGTTCCATCTGGATCGAGTTGGTGCTGTGGCTTTGCTTTATCGTGCCCGGCCTTGTCTACTCGCTTTGGCGACTGACACGGCGCGGGCAACGATGTGAAAAATGCGACAGCACCGACTTGGTCCCAACCGATTCGCCCATTGCAGTTGCCACGCGCAAGACCTTCGGCATCACGTAGGCAATAGAAATTTACCCGTAGGTATTGACACTGTAATTTACCCACGGGTATAGTCCACTCCACCGGCACCCCGCCGGCAAGGAGTGAACCGTGCAGACACCCATACAAACCGAGCGCCAGGCGCTCGATGCCGCGATTAACGCGGTAATTGCATCGGCCACCCGGCCGGCAACAGGCGCAATTATTCTGGCGCCGATCAAGTGCGCGACTAAACCGCGCTGGCTGGAGTCCGGTAGAAGCTGCTACTACGGCAGCGGCCGACAAGAAACGCACATCCAACGCATGTTCGACAGCGAGCATGGCACCACCTGGTTCGGCCGTGAGACGCGCAGCGACCAGCTCGGCCGCCTGTGGGACCGCTCGTTCCATGCCGTGGTCGGTGACTTCGGCGACCTGGTCGAGGTGCCGATATGCTGATCCGCACCGCCCTCACCGCGCTGGCCATCGCCGCCATCCTGGGCATCCTCGGCCCCGGCCTGGATGACCACAGCGGCGACTACGCCCAGCTGGCCGACATCGAAGCCGCCCAGCAACAGGCCAGCGCGCAGGAGCGCTACGAGCGCGCCGTGCAGCAGCTGTGCGGCCCCAACGCCGGCTGGATGGAGCTGCAGGACGACAGCGCCATCCAGTGCACCACCAAACGCGGCACGCCGACCCGGCGCGTGGCGCTGGTCAACCAGGAGCGACACCATGAGCGTTAAAACCGTGATAGACACCCTGGCCGCCACCTGGCCAACCGAAATCGAGGCCATCACCCACGCGGTGCAGCTGGCCGCCCCGGTGCTGGTCATCTTCGGCATCGTCTGGCTGTGCGCGCGCTTTTTCCAGCGGCTGATCGACCGCGCCACCACCCCACGTCCGCCGCCCATGCGCACGGCCGACGCCACAAAAATGGAGCGCGAGACGCAGCAGCTGTGGCAGCGCTGGCACGAAACCGTCGCGCCCTACGACGACCGCCCGCGCCTGCGCGCCGGTCAAACCACGGCCGCACCACAACAGCCACGCACCGACGACAAGCAGCACGCGCCATGAACACGTCTGCACCACCACCACCACTACCGCCGCAGCTGCCACCCGACGCGCAGCTGCGCCTTGTCGGCACACTGCTGCAGCACGCCGAGGCCCGCATCCGCCCCGCCGATGCCGAAGGCCACATGGAGCCCGTGTTGTGCCTGGAGGTCGAGCTCGACGTGCCCCAGCGCAACCGCCTGCACGTCGAGCAGCCGTTCCCCTGCCCGCACGCCTGCGAGGCCGCCGCCCGGCGCTACCGCAAAGGCATGACCGTCACCGTTGACGGCCCCGTATCCAGCGCCCGCATGACGCTGACCCACGTCACGCACATCTACGTGCACAACAACAGCCAACCCGAGGAGACATCGGCATGAACGGCCGAGCGTTCACCGCCACCGAGATCAAGCTGGTGCGCGAGATCTACCCCGACGTACCAGGCGCCGACCTGGCCGCGCTGCTGCAGCGCCCCATCGGCAGCGTCTATCAGATGGCTAACAAGCTGGGCATCCACAAGTCAGAGGCGTTCTGGCGCTCCGACTACAGCAGCCGGGTGCAACGCGGCAAGCAGCTGCCAGGCATGGTCGCCAACCAGTTCAAGCCCGGGCTGGTGCCCTGGAACAAGGGCGTCAAGGGGGTGACCGGCACGCACCCTGAAAGCCGACGCACACAGTTCAAGAAGGGCCAGCGGCCCCACACCTGGCTTCCCGTGGGCAGCTACCGCATCACCACGAAAGACCAGTACCTAGAGCGCAAGGTCAACGACCGGCCCGGCAACAACAGCGTGCGCTGGAAGGCGGTGCACCGCCTGGTGTGGGAGGCCGCCCACGGCCCGGTACCGGCCAGCCACATCGTTGTGTTCCGGCCAGGGCTCAAGACGACGGTGCTCGAGAAGATCGTCGTCGAGCGCCTCGAGTGCATCACCCGCGCCGAGAACGCCAGACGCAACAACCCGCGCAACAAACACCCCGAGCTGGGCCGACTGATCCAGCTCAAGGGCGTCATCACCCGCCACATCAACCGCATCGCGCGCCAAGCGCAGGAGCAAGCACAGCCATGACCACCAATACACCACCGCCGGCGCCCCACCTGACCGAGCTGCGGAAGCACCTCATGGCCACCCTGGCCGACCTGCGCAACCGCGAGCAGCCGATGGACCTGGACCGTGCCCGCGCCGTGGCCAAGGTCGCCGAAACCTTGATCGACAGCGCCCGCGTCGAGGTGGAGTTCCTGAAAGTTGCCGGCCAGGATAAGAGCGCATTTTTCGACGGCCAGCAGACGCCACAGCTCACGCACACACCACCCAGCGGTTACACCCAGGGCGATGTGGTTCGCAGCCCGGGCGTTACGCGCCACACGTTGCGGGGTTGAGCGGACATGAGCAAGCCATTCCACGTCATCGGCCTGACCGGGCCCAAGGGCTGCGGGAAGGACACCGTGGCCGAGCTGTTGCGCACACACGCCGGCTTTTACGTGTGCGCCTTCGCCGACCAATTGCGCCGCGAGGTATGCAGAGCCTACCGAGAGGAGCCCATCCAGTTCACCCGGCGCGAAACGAAGGAACACCCGCTGTCGGCGCTGGCCCTGCGCCGCTGCTTTGACGAGGCGTTCGTTGCCCGCATGGTGCTGCTGCACCTGGACCGCGGCGTCGACCTCGACCTGGACGCGCCGCGATCGCCACGGCAGATCATGCAATGGTGGGGCACAGAGTACCGGCGCCTGATCGACCCCGACTACTGGGCCGACGGCCTGCATGCTCATATCCACGGACTGCTGAGCGTCAATGATGCCAATCGCATCGCAGTCACGGACGTGCGGTTCGAGAACGAGGCCGAGACGATCACCGCACTTGGCGGCGTCATTTGGCAGGTCAAGCGGCCCGGTTGCACTGTGCCCTCAGACGCACACGTCAGCGAGGTCGACGGCTCCCAATTCGAGCCGACTGCGGTAATCGACAACAACGGCGACATCCGCCACCTCCAGGAGCAAGTTCTAGCCCGGTGGCTGGAGTTGGACGCCGGGCTCTCCGGTGTCGAAGTGAGGATTTCAGCATGAAGCGCGACGCCATCCCCACCCCTGGCCTCGCTGCGCAGCCCGCACCTGTGGCACAGCGCAACACGCGCGCCATGCTCAACACCGCCCGCACGGCCCTGCTGCAGCGCGAATACGGCATCACAGAGCTGGCCGAACACATCCAGGCCCAGCACCCGGATCGCACGCTCAACATGGTCACGCTGGTCGAGCGCCTGGTGCAGCTCGGCGAGATCGAGCTGGTCGACGACAAGCTCGGCCTGACCGAGGCCGGCGAGGATGTCGCACGCCGGCTGGGCGCGCACCTGGTCAGCCCGGTCGGCCGGCCCAAGCCACCACCCGGCGGCGAGGCCGAACGCCGCGCCACGCTGCTGGCCGGCAATGCCACCAGTGATCCGTTCGCCCTCACACGCGGCCTGCGCCGCGCCGCATCGTCCGCCGCCGACCTGGCCCCGCCACCCATGCGCCCCGGCGCCGACACCTGCCTGGACCTGCCCAGCCGCATCGGCGACCGGCTGCACTACCGCGACGGCCGCATCACCAGCATGGACGGCAGCGAGATCACACGCGCACGCACCGAGCAGACCTACAAGCCCACCCGAGACGGCAGCAGCCGGGCCACACCGGCCTGGTCGCGGGATTACCTCTGACCACCCCACCCCAGGAGCACCACCATGCCCATGACCGAATACAGCAGCGCCGATGGCCACGCCGTCGCCGATCACAACGACACACCACCGCCGGCTGCAGCCACCCAGGCCGCCCCGATCCACGACAGCGAGATCTCCGAGATCGCCGCCGTGCCGGTCAACGCCATCGTCGCCAGTCCGTTCAACCCGCGCCAAGCCAGCAACGCCGCGGCCGACCAGGAGCTGGTCGATTCCGTGCGCCAAGTCGGCGTGCTCGAGCCCGTACTGCTGCGCCTGCATCCGCTGCAGCCCGGCGACGACCCGTTCGGCGAGGAGCGCTACGAGCTGGTGTTCGGCCACCGTCGCTGGCGTGCGGCGATCGAGGCGGGCCTGCAGAGCATCCCGGCCATGATCCGCGAGCTGTCCGACGCCGACAGCGCGCAGCTGCAGGCGATCGAGAACCTGCAGCGCGAGGATCTCACCGTGATGGACGAGGCCCGCGGCTATGCGGCGTTCATCCAGGCGCACGGCATCACGAAGGACCAGCTGGCCGAGCGCATCGGCAAGAGCCGCACCCACGTGTACAACCGCCTCAAGCTGGCCGAGCTGGTGCCCGCCGCGGCCGACGCGCTGCTGGCCGGCAAGATCAACGCCAGCACGGCCGAGCAGATCGCCCGCGTGCCGACCAAGCACCAGCCCAAGGCGCTGGCGATCGCGCTCGAGCACTTCCCGTTCCAGGCCCAGCGGCCGTTCCGCCAGGTGCGCGATGCCATCCTGGAGAAGTTCACGCTCGACCTGAAAACCGCGATTTTCGACACCAGCGACGCGGTGCTGCTCGAGCTGGCCGGCGCCTGCACCACCTGCCCGAAACGCAGCGGCCAGACGCCCGAGCTGTATGGCGACATCATCAAGCGCGACGAGCCGCTCTACAAGTGGGGCAAGGCCCAGAACGGCAGTGCCGACATCTGTACCGACCCCGATTGCTTCGCCGAGAAGAAGATGGCTCACCTGGCCAACCAACGCGCCGCGATCGAGGCCAAGGGCGACAAGGTGATCGGCGGCTCGGCCGCCATGGCCGCGATCGACGCCCAGGGCAATGTCAAGGGCGCGTATATCGCCCTGGGCGACGTGCGGGACGAGCTGGCCAAGCTCAAGAAGAAACCGCGCAAGGGCGAGGCCGGCGAAGACATCGCGCAGCCCGAGGTCGTGCTGATCCAGAACCCGCGCAACGGCCAGACCGTCAAGGCCGTCAAGCGCGCCGACTTGATCGACGCCGGCGCCAAGGTGGAGAAACACGCCAAGGTGCAGAACAGCTGGGAGGCGAACGAAAAACGCCGCAAGGCCGAGCAGGCCAAGAACGAGGCCACGGCCGACGAGCGGACCGCGCAGCACATGCGTCTGCTCGAGGCCGTGCGCACGGCAGCCGCGGCGGTGCCGCGCACCGCCTTCGACCTGCAGCTGATCGCGCGCGTCACTTGGGAGGGCGTCGATTACCACGACAAGATCGTCGTGGCGAAGTTGCACGGCTTTGAACATGAGCACGAACTGGAGAACCAGATCGGCCAGATGGATGTGGACGCGCTCGGCCGGTTCTGCCTGGACTGCGCACTTGTCGACCAGGTACGGGTGCACGCCTACAGGCTCGAGTCGCAGCCGGAGAACTTGCTGCAGGCCGCCAAGCACTACGGTGTGGACATCGAGGCACCAGGTGCGCCAGAGCAGGACGGCGAGCAGGCATGACCAAGTCCACCACCCCGCGCCGCGCCAACCACGCCCCGCTCGACCTGGGCCTGATCCGCGCGAAATCCGTCGAGGAGGGCAACTGCTGGCTGTGGCAGGGCGCGATCCATTGCGGCATGCCGGTGATCCGCCACAACGGCAAGGTCGTCAACGTGCGCCGCCTGGTCGCCCAGGAATTCCTTTACCTCAATGTCGAGGGCAAGCTGGCCACGGCGCGCTGCGGCAACGGCAAGTGCTGCGCGCCGGAGCACGTCGACGTGGTCACGCGCCAGACACTGCAGCGGCGCACGACCAGACGCACGCTGCACCAGCAACGGCCCAGCCGCAACGCGAAGCTGGCCCAGGCCGCGCGTGCCCGGTCGCCGCTGGACCAGGCCATGGTAGACGCCATCAGGGCGGACGAGCGGCCAGGGCGCGAGATCGCCGACGAGTTGGGCGTGGCGCACTCGACGGTGCAGCACATCCGATCGCACCGCAACTGGAAGAACTACAGGAGCCCGTTCGCGGGTCTGCTGGGATGACCCAGGTCCGCAAATACAAAACCACGACGCCGGCGGCCGTGCGCGACTGCCTGAACGCCGGCATGTCGATGCGCCGCGCGGCCGAGCACCTGGGCGTGTCCGAGTCTGGCCTGCGCCAGGCTTGCAGCCTGTTCGGCTGGCACGCACACGGATGGAGCGGTCCGGTGCGCAACACCGTCGAGCTGCCGGTCGCACGGGTCAATTCAGTTTTCACGCATGGAGAACAGGCAGCATGAGCGCCAACACCAAGATCGAATGGGCTGACCACACTTTCAATCCATGGGAAGGCTGCCAGAAGGTTGGCCCGGGCTGCGATCACTGCTACGCCGAGGCGCGCAACGCGCGGTTCGGCGGTGGCCAGGCTGTCAACTGGGGGCCTGGCGCGCCACGCCGACGCACCAGCGCGAAGAACTGGCAGCTGCCGATCAAGTGGAACGTCGAAGCCGCAGCCAAGGGCATTCGCTACCGGGTGTTCTGTGCGTCGCTGGCTGATGTGTTTGACAACGCGGTTGACCCGGCCTGGCGCGTCGACCTGTTCGATCTGATCGAGGCCACGCCGAATCTGGACTGGCTGCTGCTCACGAAGCGGATCGGCAACGTCCAGCCGATGATGTGCGACGTTGGCCACTCGCGGGTATGGCTGGACCGACAGATTGCCGCCGGGCAGCTACCACGCAACGTCTGGCTCGGCGTCACTGTCGTCAACCAAGATGAATACGACCGCGACGCGCAAAAACTGCTCAGGGTGCCGGCATCGAAACGATTTCTGTCGATCGAACCACTGCTCGGGCCAATTCACGGCGCGCCCAGCATTGGCGCATTCGATTGGGTCATCGTCGGCGGCGAGAGCGGGCACGGCGCTCGACCGATGCATCCTGACTGGGCTCGCAGCCTGCACGATCAGTGCGACTGGTACAGCGTTCCGTTTTTCTTCAAGCAGTGGGGCGAGTGGCTGCCAGCGATGCAGCATGGCGCCCGCGAAGGGGCCTTCATCGAAATCAATGCGAGCGATGCGCCAGTGCGCGTCGGCAAGAAAGCCGCCGGCCGCCATCTCGACGGCCGCACCTGGGACGAGGTGCCGTCATGAGCAGGGACGTAGAGATCGAGGTCGAGATCCACGCCGAGACGCCCAAGGCGCTGCTGGTGTTCGACGGCAAGACCGAGGTGTGGGTGCCCAAGTCGCAGATCCGCGACCAGTGCGAGAACGAGCTGGGCGCCATCACCAGCATTTTCATCAGCGAGTGGCTGGCCACCGAGAAAGGGCTGCTGTGAACAGCACCCAGCGGCGGCGCGCAAAAAAGCGCCAGATGTTGGGCTATGAGCCTAACCCACCACGCTGCGGGAACTGCAAAGACCTTGTGCCCGCCATGCTCGCCATTCCTGGCAAGGCAGTCTACCGGGCGCCACACTGCAACGTGTTGGGCTTCCCGGTAAACCTGCACGGCATATGTGATGCCTGGACCAGCAAGACCGGGGAAACGCTCGAGCCATGACCCTGCAGATCCTCCCCCGCGCCATCCGCCACCGCGACGCGCCGGCGTACCTCGGCATGGACCGGCAGACGTTCGACGCCACGGTGCGGCCACACCTCACCGAGGTGGTGATTGGCGCGCGCGGCATCGCGTTCGACCGGCTCGAACTCGATGCCTGGTGGGAGGCGTATATTGCTGCCAAGGGCCGGCCAGGCCGCACGCCAGCGAACAAGGGAGGGATCACGCCATGCGAACCAGGACCAACGGCATCCTCGTCGACGCAGCCGGCGAGCGCATCGCCGACAAGAAATACCACGGCCAGCGCATCTACCGTCGGCTCGGCACCATCAGCCAGGACGCCGCCGAGGCCTGGCTCCGAGACCGGCAAGCGGCGATCGACGCCGAGCGGGCGGTCCGCCTACGACATGGCCATGGCCGCCTGTGGGCGGATGCTGCAGCCAAATACCTGATCGAGTGCGAGCAGCGCAAGGTGCGCTCGCTGCAGATGATCAGCCGGCACGTGACCGACCTGCTGCCTTACATCGGGCAATTGCCAATGCAGGACGTGTGCAACGACTCGCTGCAGCCCTTCGTCACCGAGCGCCTGGCCAGCGGCGTGAAGCCGAGCACGATCAACCGCACGCTGGAAGTGGTGCGCACCACGATGATCCGCGCCGCGCGCGTGTGGCGCGACGATGGCCGGCCCTGGATTGGCACCGCGCCACTGATCGAGATGCTCGACGAGCGGCAACAGAAACGCGCACCCTACCCGATCACCTGGGCAGAGCAGACCAAGCTGCTCACCCGGCTGCCGCCGCACCTGCAGGACATGGTGGAGTTCGCGCTCAACACTGGCGCGCGCGACGACAACGTGTGCGGGCTGGAATGGGCGTGGGAGCGCCCGGTGCCGGAGCTGGGGCGCAGCGTGTTCGTGATCCCGGCCGAGGCGTTCAAGAGCGAGCGGCCGCACGTCCTGGTGCTCAACGACGTGGCCTGGTCGATCGTCGAGCGCCGGCGCGACGTGCACGACCGATACGTGTTCACCTGGCAGCCGAAGGCCAAGAAGGGCCAGCCAGAGAAGAAGCACCAGCGGGTCGAGACGATGAACAACAGCGGATTCCAGAAGGCGCGCCTGGCAGTTGGCCTGGCGCCGGTGCGCGTGCACGACCTGCGCCACACCTACGGCCAGCGGCTGCGTGACGCCGGCGTGACCGAGGAAGATCGCGCCCTGCTGCTGGGCCACGCCGTGGCCGGCATGTCACAGCACTACGCCGCGGCCACCGTGGCCAGGCTGCTCGAAGCGGCAAATTCGGTGCTGCAGACGCGCGATCGCACGATGGTGCTGCGCGTGGTGAACGGGTAGCCTGCGCGGAAAAGTCACGCAGCAAGTCACGCAAAAGGAAAAGTGTTAGCAAGTCCTAACCTGCCAACCCTTGAAAAATGGTCGGGGCGAAAGGATTCGAACCTTCGACCCTCTGGTCCCAAACCCTCACGCTGCGGGCGTGATTGTAATGGAATCAACAGCTTGCGAATTTTCGACGCCACCGAGGCGTCGATGCGTAGCTATAGGCGCCGAGACAGGTCACGCAAAAGTCACGCAGGGAAACGACGCTGGATCACTGCGCCGGCGCCGCCTCGATCGGCACCACACACTCGACCAGCGCCGCCCGCAGCCGCTCCTCGTAGCCCTCGCGCCGCTCGATCTCGGCCTGGGCCGCTTTGACGAACGTGTCTAGGCTCACCCCTGGCCGCAGGGCTTCGGTGGGCATGGCGGGCCGCGTGGGCACCTGCGCCTGGCATTGCACCGGCACTGGCACCTGGACGGTCTGCATCCGAATTGGAGCAGATTCGCATCCAATCAACGCGGAGGTGGCCAAAACGATGCCGACTAGGCGCCAGTTCATGGCTTGGCCTGGCGGTTGGCCAGCCAGTCGTCGACCTGGGCCTGTGCGCTGGCGCAGTCATCGCCGGCGACGGCCGGCGGGGTGGCCAGGATCTGATCGGCACGCTGGTCACGCTGGGAGGCCCGCAACTCAGCCGCGGCGATCGCTGCCCGAGCTGCACGGACGCGCTTGTCGGCCTCCAGGCGAAGGGCCTCGACGCCGCGGCTGCACTCGCGCGCGACGTCGACGGTGTTGTCTAGCCGCTCCTGGAGCAAGGCTGCGCGATCGCGCGCCTGCAGCCAGGCCCAGCCCGTGAATGCATTGCTGGCCACCAGCGCGGCGATGGCCAGCAGGATCGGCAGCGGCAGCATCACGCCAGGCCCTGCGTGTACCGCACCCCTGACGGCGTGAAGTGCGCCGTCAGCACCTGGTTGCGCCGGCGCGTGTTGAACGACACATGCACCCAGCCGACCTCGAATATCAGCTGGTCCCACTTCAGCTTGTCGTTGTTGGCCAGCAGCAGGCGGCAGATTTTCAGCGGATCACCATAGGCTGGCGCCACGAAGTCGGCAGCGTGGCCGGTGAGGTGGTCGCTGTTCGGAGATCCGCGCACCACGGCGTTGAGGTGCGGGCATCTGTACCCGGACTTGATGATCACCGGCTCACCAATCAGGTCGCGCACCTGCTGCATGGCCGGGATCAGCACGTTCGTGAGCGTGGCCACGATGGACGCGCTGGGCGTGTTGTCGATACCCAGCCGCGTGGCGGTGTGGCTGTTGACGAACTCGCTGATGGCGAAATTGCGGGTGATCATTCGAGCCTCGACAGGTCAGAGTCCAGCGCACCCGGCGCTGTCGGCTGGGTGTCAGGACACCCGAAATCGCTATCTGGCGCCGGCGCGCTGTTCGGTGTTGAATCAACGTCGAACGGCTCCTGGACCTCGCGCCACCAGTCGAGCAACACCGCCCGCCACTTCATTGCTTAGGGCCGTCGCGGCGCAGGTTGTCCACCAGGTCGCCAAGCCTGGCCAGGGCCATGTCTCCCAGCGCGCCGAGCAGGCGCGATCCGAGATAGCCCGACAGGAAGATGGCGCCGCCGGTCTCGAAGCGGCCCAGGCCCATGCTCGAGCACAGCCCGTACACCAGGAACCCGATGCCGCCGGAGAGCCAGATCGCGCGCCAGACCTCGGGCCACAGGTGGAAGCCCTGCGGCACTGGCTGGCTTTCGTCGAGCCGGTTGCGCTGGGCGATGCTGAACTCCAGGGCGCGCTCGCTGGTGCGCGTGAGGCCTCCCCACAACGCGATGACGCCGGCCACCGCGATCTGTGGCCACGGCAGGCCCAGAAGGTCGGCGTCGGTGGCTGCATACACCAGGCCCGATGCGACGCAGCCGGTGATGGCCAGGAACAGGTGGGCGAAGGTGCGCGCGTTAAACATGCCACCCCCGCACTGCGGACGTCCAGCTGAACCAGGCGGCCATCAGACCATTCATGATGTACCCCAATGGCAGAAGATCCTCGGGCCCGAGCGACTCGCCGATGCTGGCGTAGGCCTGCACCAGGTAGAGGAACGCAATCAGGCTGTAGCCGAGGTGCCGCTTGTGCTTGATCAACCGCACGCAGAATCGGTCGGGCATGAGGTCGTTTATCACCACATCGACATAGCCGATCGCGGTGGCCGCCGTCATCGCCAGCAGCACCGCCTGGCCGACGGCGCCGCCCTCGATCAGCAAGGTCGCCGTCAACGACACCGGCACGAACCAGGCCAGCAGGCAGGTGATAGTGGCCGCGAACAAGATCGCCACGCGCACCAGCAAGTCGAAGCGCAGCAGCCGGTGCGGGCCGCGGCGCTGGTCGTGGTACGGTGGTGCCGGCAGCGGCGCGTGGATCGTTGTGCGGCCCATCACGTCAACCCCGTTCCCCAGATCATCCACTCGGTCGCGGTGATCTTCTTGGCCACCGCGTGCCCGTTGGCCGCCAGCGTACGGCTGCCGGTGGTGCCGCCGGGGGACAGGCGCATGGTGTCGGTGGTGATGGCGATGGTGAGCACGCCGGCGCCGTTCTGGTTGAAAATCTCGATCTCGGTGCCGATCGGGAACGCCACCGACGCATTGGCCGGGATGGTCCAGATGCGCGCGGTGGTGTCGGCGCTGGGGTGCAGGAACGCCAGGTTGTGCGTGGTGGCAGTGGGCAGCGCGAACGTCATGGCCGCGCTCACGCTGCTGAGTGATCGGCCCCGTGCCAGCTCGACGAGGCCGGCGTTGATCAGTGTCTCGGCGTTTTCGACGCCGCCGTCGGGGATCAGGTCCATGGGGTGCTCCGTGGGTTTGGAATGGGTCAGACCGTGGCGCGCAGGCCGGTGCCGCGGCCGACGGTGGCGCTGATCTGGAAGATCTCGATGTACAGGGTGCTTTGCGGCGCGCCGAAGTCGGTGGTCTGGTCGGCCGCCGGGTAGGTCACCTGGCTGTCGGTGGCGGCCAGCGTGCGCTTGAGCGTGGTGTAGGTGCCATCGGCATACACGTCGACCTCGTAGGCCTCGGCCGCTTCGCCCAGGCGGTTGCTCCATGGCAGCGGGCCGGTAATGCGGGTGGACAAGCGGGTGCGGCGGTACCAGTGCAGCACGGTGTCGGAAGCCGACCGGTCGGCGCTGGCCAGCACGGGAGCCAATGGCTTGAGCGTGCCGCCCAGCGGGGTGATGGTCTTGGCCGTGACGGCGCTGAGCAGTTGCCCCGCGGTGACTGCCTTCACATACCGCAGCACGCCCAGCTGCGCCACCTGCAGCGCCATGAAGCGCACGCCCGCAGTGCCCAGCAGCACGAACCTGTCGCCGATGGCGTGGCCGGCCATGGCCGACTCGGTGCCGCGGCGCCCGCGCAACAGGCCAGACAGGGTGTAGACGCCCGGGCTGACCAGGGTAGCGGTGCGGAACTGCAGCAGCTCGTTGCCCAGCAAGGCCGCGTTGGTGCTACGACGTGCGATGACCTCGGCCGCCGTGGCGCTGGCGAGTTGGCCGTCGACCTCGACGGTGACGGTGCTGACGTCGTCCCACACGTTGCCACCTTGCCATACAGCCAGCGCGGTGGTGGCCTCGCCGATGACGGCCTGGCTACTCAGGCTCAGTCGCAGGTCGTAGGTGGTGTCGTCGGGGCTGTCGTACACGCCTGCGGCGCGCCAGGCGCTGCTGCCACCGCCGCTGACGGCCGCGTAGTAGCCTGGCGCGTCGTCGTCATCGCGCAGGGGGCCGATGTCGAGCAGCAGCCAGACAGTGTCCGCCACCGGCAACACGACGGACTGTGATGCCGTGGCCCCGTCGGTGATGCCGGCCTGGGTGAGCACCGAGGCATCGTCGAGCACGGCCTCGAACGCGCTGACGCCGCCGGTGTCCTCGCGCTTGACCAAGCGCAGCCGGTAGGTGGAGCCATCGTCGCCGGTGGCGATCACCACGTCTGTGGGCTCGAGCTCGGAATGGGCCAGACCCAGGTGTAGCGTGGTGGTCAGGAGCGACACGACGCTGTCGATGAGCATGGCATCGGCCATGGCCTTGGCCTCGGATGCGGTCAGGCCCAATGGCAGCGAGAGTGTGCTGGTGCTCTGCATGCTGGAGAGCAGCCGGTCGCTGTACTGGGTGTCGGTCTGGTAGTCGCCGTCGATGTTGTGGTAGGTGAGCGCGATCTGCGCCGGCAGCTCGAGCTCGTTGCCGTCGGTGAGCACCAAGGGGCCGGGCATGTCCTGCCCGGCGTTGTACATGCCCAGGTCCTGGTAGCTCAGCGTCTTGACAGGCGCCCCGCCGCGCGGGCGAAAGTAGATCTTGTCGCTGGCCACGGCCTCGAAGAAATACGCGCTGGCCAGCATGTCGAGCACCTGGCGGGCGCTGGTGACCTGGCTGATGGCCATGGCGCGCAGCGGCTGGGTGATGCTCTCCAGCGCGGTCACGTCGAACTGGTCGGCGGTGAGGCCTGCGCGCAGGCAGATGGCGGAGACGGCTTGGGCGATGGTGGTGGCCATGGGATCAGTTCCCCCTCAAGATGCGGCCATAAACCCAACTGCTGCGCGAATACACCACCACGGCGCCGGTCCCGGTGAGCAGCGCCGACACATCGACCTGCGAAGTGGGTGCGTCCGAGATCTCGACCAGGTCGGTCGCCGGCGCGCCACTGGACGAAAGGCGCCGAGCGTACATCTTGCCGGTCGCGCTCTCCGATACACCAGCAAAAACTGCGCCGGTGTCACACACTCGGTGCGACGCCACAGCGAATCCGTCGCCGGCGGATTGCACGGTGGATCCACCGCCAGACGCGGTGACGAGGACGGAGCGCGAGTTGCTGATGCCGGGCACTCCGGTGAACTTGCTGTATGCAACTAGCGCACTAGCGCCGCTGATCCTGGTGATCGACAAGGGACCCGCGTCGGTGTCGATGACGTCGGACAGTGCGCCGAACGTCACGGTGTCGCCAGAGACTGCGAGCGAGGCGACCCGCAGATCGTCGGTCCCGCCACCCGTCTCGGTCACCATAAGGCCGCTGGATGCTCCAAGTGCGACCCCCAGCGAGTAGAGCATCGGTTCAGCGTAGGACGATGAGATATTCAGCGCGCCGATCACCGGGGCGGTCCAGCCGCTCACGGTGATGACGACCGCGCCGAATCGATAGGTGTCGTACAGGTAGGTGGTGAGAAACCGCGTGGCGTCCAGCGGCGACATACTGGTACCGGAGGAGGCGTCACCGAAAACGCCGGGCGACGTGCCCGATGGAAACAGCGTCGATGCGCCAGCGACCACCGATGTGCCGATGTGGCCCACGATGCGTGCTCGGGGCCGCAGATCAGCCGCCTCCTTGGAAATCCACAGCGCCTGCGTGTCGGAGATGCGCTCGAGGTTGCCGATGCTGGTGGTCGAGCCTGTGAGGCCCGTCGAGCTGACCACGACCGGGTCCGCGCCACTGATGTCGATCAGCGACGCGCGTGCGCCGGAACTCCCGTTCGAATAGACGCACAAGGCGTACTGCTCGGACAGCACCACCACCTGCGGCGATGTGTTGGGGCCGATCGACACCTCGGCGCTGGTCTCCAGTGTGGGGATGGCGTCGGAGATCTCGAACGTCTCGTTCGGGATCTGGCCACTGGAGCCCAATTGCCAACCCTCGATGAACACCGTTCCGCGCCCGCGGTAGGCCAGCGCATTGGCAGTGCCGACCGCGGCCTCGTAGGTGGGGTCGGGCAGCTGGTCGGCGCTGCCGTCGTAGAAGGTGATGCGGCGCCACTGGGGCGCGGCGTCGCTGGCGGCGATGGTGGCGGGGTCGGCTCCGGCAGACTTGTTCCAGATCAGCTCGCCGTTCTGCCAGGTGCGCGATATGCCGGGCACGATGTTGTCGGTCAGCAGGATCAGCACGTCGACCTCGTAGGTGTACGTGGTGAACTCCGAGCCGCCGCCGCCCTTGCCTTGCTCGGTGGTGGTGGCGATCTCGCGCTTATTGCTGGCCCAGATGATCTGGCCGGCCAGGCGCGGCGTGCCGAGCACGTAAGGGATGGGTGTGCCGTAGGCACTGCTGGAGACGGTGAGGTCGCTCAGGCGCGGACCCTCGCCCTTTTGCTTCGGTGCGAACAAGCTGCCGACGACAGAGCCGATGGCCCAGCCCAGGCCGGAGCCGGAGATGCCGAGCGCGGCAATGCCGAAGCCCGGGATGGCGCCGCCGATCGCGGCGCCGGCAGCGGCGATGACGAGCTGCGCCATTACGCGACCCCCGGCAGCTCGAACGCGGCCACGAAGCGCATCGCGCTGCTGAACATGAGCCGGGTCTCGATCACCCGAGGTGGCCGCGCGATGGCAGCCGCATGAATGATGGACAGGCCGCCGTGGCGGTAGTCGCCCAGGATGCCGAGGTGCTGGGGATCGCCGCCGAACGCGACGACGATGACCTGGCCGGGCTGCAGCGCCGCGTCGACGGGCAGACGCTGCATGAGCGCGCCAGCCTGGTGCACGAGGCTGGAGCCATCGGGCGTGCGCGCGTAGGGCGGCACGTCGAACTCCGGCGCGCACAGGCCCAGCTCGCGGCCGACGCCGATGACCAGACCCACGCAATCGACGCCCAGGCCCTTGGCGCGGGCCTGGTGGTGGTAGGGGGTGTCGATCCAGCTGCGCGCGGCCTGCACGACCTTGGCGCGGGTGGTGATGGGGATGGTGGTCATGGCGGGCTGGTGATGGCGTCGATGCCGGGCAGGTGCGGCTCGGCCTGCATGTTGAGCACGTTGTTGAACTTGTCGCGGCAGTCCTCCAACCGCTTGCGGCAACCGGCCACGATGGAGAAGCTGTGCCCCACCGCGACGGTGAGCAGCGGCGGCAGCATCAGCGTGAGCACGCCGCCGCCGGCGTGCGTCTTGACCTTGAACGACAGGTCGGCGCTGGGGCCGCTGGTCCAGGTGAGGATGCCTTCGCCGAAGTAGTCGGCGGCCTGGGCCAGGCTGCTGGCGGTGAACACCTGGTTGCTGGCCACGCTGGTGACGCTGGCGGTGTGCGTCCAGGGCGCCAGATCGACAGTACACAGCGGGGAGCCCAGCCGGGTGCGGCAGGGCCTGCTGCTGACGCTGCCGATGGGCTCTTGCAGGATCTGCTGCAGGCCGCGCAGTTCGGCCACCACGTAGCCCTCGCGCAGGGCCACGTTGCCGATGGTGCCGGCCATGCGCACCTGGACGCCGTTGCCTGTGGCACGGGCGTTGCAGCGCGAAATGGTGAAGGCGGCGCTGCGCCATTTGCCGGTGAGAACGTCGGCACTGGTAAAAGTTGAGCCGTCGTCGAGCGTGGTCAGCTCGAGGTTGTCGACGGCCAGGCCGGCGGCGGTGACCATGCCCGAGACATCGAGGCCGGGGCCTGCGCGGTAGGTCACGCCGTCCACATCGATGTCACTGGACCAGCTGGTGAAGGCGAACACCTGAGCATCGGTGCGCACGACTTTGAGCAGCCAGGCCAGCGAGGTGCTGCCCAGCGCCATGTCGGCGGCCAGTGCGACGGGGGTGACGATCATTATTCGATGACCTCGATCAGCACGACGTTGGGCCCGACGACGAATCGGCCGTCGTAGGGACCACCGCGCACGATGTCCCAGTCGAGCTCGTCGGCCAGGAAATGCACCGGCACGTAGAACGCGCCCGACCAGGTGATGGTGTTGGCGGCGGGCGCGGACGGGATGGTGACGACGCCGGTGTCGGCGTTGAGGGTGTAGCCGCTGCCAGATACCAAAGGCGTGCCCGAGACTTGGATGACGAAGCCGGCGGCGCGTGGGCGGGTGATCTTGCGGTCTTTGGTGCGCGAGCTGCCGGCGCTGGTGTAGCGCTTGTGCAGCTGGTAGGTGGTGCCGGTGATGAGCGTGGCGATGCCTTGCGTGATGCTCGCGCTTGCGTCCTTCGGGTCGGGCAGCAGCAGGCCGAAGGCGCCGCCATCGGTGACTTCGTGCAGGCCTTCGAGGTCTTGCCACTGAGGCAGCGTGAGGGGCACGCTGCCGAACTCGTACTGGCGCTGGGTGAGGTCGGCGTCGACGTTGATCTGCACGCGGCCATTGCGGGCCTGGGTGCGGGTGTTGCGCCGGATGTTCTTGCCACGCACGCCGGCGCTGAGTAGGCGCTCGGGCATGACGACATCGGACAGGACGGTGAGGGATGCCATGGTTTTGCGTTACAGGTTGCGCGCGGCGAGCTGCAACTGGCGGCTGGCGTCGGCCGCAGCCTGCAGCGTGGTGGCGCGGCTGGTGCCGGGGGCGAATAATTGGTTGATGGTGACGATGACGTTGCGGCCGGCGCTTTGTTGGCCCTTGCTGTGGTCGATGACGGTCTCGCGCGGGTGCAGCATGGCCAGGCGGCCGCCTTTGCCGTCCAGGCCGCCGATGCGCGGGCCGTCGCCGGTAAAGCCGCCGCCGTCGAAGCTGAATATCTTGCTGAACAGGCCAGATAGAGCGCCGCCGATGCCACCACCGGATCCGCCGCCTTTGAACATGTCAGTGACCGCTTTTGTGAACGGTTCGGTGACTAGCTTTCTCGTGACGATCCGTAGTGCATCCTGCTCGACGGCGCGGATCAGATTCCCAAAACCTTTCCACGCAACGATCGCGTCTTCGGCGGCAGACGCAAACGTCAACCCAAGCTCTTCGGCGATGGATTTTGTTTTCTCCATCTTGTCATTCGTAAGGCCCAGGCGAGCGGTCACCGCTTCGAGGTATTGCTTCTCCGAGATGGCTCCCTTTTCGAACAGCTCGGTGAGGAACAGCATGTCGGAGCGTGATTCCTGCAGCTGCCGAGTGGCCGTGGGCGCGAGCAGGCGCTCGATCCGCGATTGGTTGGCATCCTCGCGGGCGCGCTCCTGCGCGAGTGCCTCCGCGCTGGCCTCGCGGCCCAGGCGGATGCCTTCGGCCTCGGCCTCGTTGATGGCTTTGATTTGGTCGAGCTGCCGGGCCAGTTGCAGGACGCGGGCGGCTTCATCGGTCGATGTGCCGGCGCCCTTTTTATGCAGAAAGATGCGCGCTTCTTCGACAGCACTGAGGTCTTGGGTTTTCTGGATCGCGCTTTCAAGGCCTTCGAGGTACCGCGCCAGCTCCTTGTTGGTGAGGTCGAGTTCCTTCTGCCGGGACGAGCCAGTGCCGCCGCTGGTGGTGGACGGCAGGCGCGGGGCGCGGCGCTTGGGCTGGCTCTT